CGTTCAAGGGCGCAGCGGCCGTAGGCAACGGCGATTAGATTTTGGGGTAAACCTGAGTTTTTATCACTTTTAGTTTTGGGTGGAAGATAATGAACGGTATGCAAAATGTTCCCTTTACTGGTAATGGTGGTATCGGGAACGAATTTGTCAACGCTTTGCTGAATAATGAAAACTTTGTCAGAAATCTTGAAAAGCGGATGGGGCCGCTTGCTAAAGCCGATACCATTCAACAGGCTACGAATCTGTTGTGGTATGATCTTAAACCCGTTGTGCAGATGCTTTACCCATATCGGGAACTTATCCCTCGGATTTCGCGCCTACCTCGTGTTAGCGCAAACGGCGGCAACGCCTTTCACTGGAAGCGTATTGTTGGCATTAACGTTAATGGGGCTTCTTCGGGCGTTAGTGAAGGTAATAGGGGCGCCCGCATTGCTATTGCCGAACAAGACCTAACCGCCGCGTTCAAAACTTTGGGCCTTGAGTCTTCGGTTACGTTTGAAGCTCGCCTGGGTTCTCGCAACCTTTCGCCCGAAGTTCTCGGCATTAGTGTGCAATCCGCCCTGCGGTCGCTTATGATTGATGAGGAAAAAATCCTTATCAACGGGGATGCCAGTCTGCCACTTGGGACTACACCAACACCGACTTTGACCGCTGGCAATATTACGGGTCTTACTGGTAGTTTTGCCTCCGGCACTGTTTATGTCATTTGCGTTGCCTTGACGGGTATGGGCTTCCTATCTTACAGCCCATACAATAGCACTACTAACCTCGGCGGTATTGTAGGCCAAGTCACCAAAATAAACGCTGATGGCTCGTCAGACACCTACGGAGGGGGCAGCGCGCAGCCTAGCGCAGAAATCTCCGTGGCAACTACAGGAACTCAGTGTGTTACGGCTACTACAACCGTGGTGCCTGGGGCTTTTGCCTATGCCTGGTTTGTCGGCAGCGCTAGTGGGGCTGAATACCTTGCAGGGGTTACGCCGAGCAATCAAGCTATTTTCACGAAGTATCCAGCCAATACTAATCAGCCTATTGGAAATCTTAAAGTTGGCTCAACTTACGCCGACAACTCAGTTGACCAACTTGTGCCTGATGGTGTGCTTGCTCAAGTTTTTGGCCAGGTAACTGGTCCGTCGCCCGGGCAATTGATGAGCACTAATCCTACCCTGCCTGCTGGTATTAGTTTTTCGCAAGGCGGCAGTATTATCTACACCATGGCAGCGGGCAATACTGGTCTAACTATTGCTGGCACCAACTTTGTTGAAATAGATGCTGTGCTTCGGGCAGCTTATGACCAATACAAGATTGGGTTTGACCGCATTTTGATCTCGGCAACTGATGTCTTAGACAGCTTTGGTGCAATGCTGGCTCAAAGCGGTTCTGCTGGCAATGGTTTCCGCATGCTATTTGACGCAGATGCGGAAACTGGCCGAATTATAGCTGGTCGGCGCGTGACAAGCTATCTTAACAAGTTCTTCAACAACACACTTGATGTTGAAGTTCACCCATACATTCCGCCAGGCTGCATTCTTTTCTGGTCCGATCGCAGCCCTTACGAACTATCCGGCGTGGCAAACTTGTTGGAGGCAAAAGTTAGACAAGACTATTACCAAATCCAATGGCCCTGGAAGTCTAGGCGCTATGAGTATGGTGTTTACGTTGACGAGGCTTTTCCTATCTACTTTACCCCGGCTTTTGCTGCTATTATCAACAAAAACCCGTCCACTGGAAGCTTTAGCTTCTAATTGAGGGGAAGACGATGGCTAGCCATTGCCAAGACTGCACTGGGTGCTGCACGGTGTTTGAGGTAAAACCAATAAACAAGCCCTTTGGTGTGCCTTGTCCCCACCTTGGGGCTACACTTTTCGGCCCTGGATGCACCATATACCCAGATAGGCCAGATGCGTGTAAACGCTACGTTTGTCTTTGGCTTGACTCGCAAAGACGAGCAGAAGTTGAGCAAATGCCCGAAGATATGCGCCCGGACATTAGCCATGTGGTTCTAGGTTGGCCTTGGGGCGAGGATAGAGAGACGCTTTTTGTCTATCCGTATCCGGGTTATGAAAACGCTTGGCGAGAAGGTAAAATAAGAGACCACTTGCGTATGATACTTTCTCGGGGAGGAAAGATCGTGGTAGTTTACGGAGACAAGCGTATTGCTATCAAAGGTGATATGGCGTTTATCGGCACAGAAGATGAGTTTGCCCGCCTAACTTCTTAACAAGGGAGGAAAATTTATGTGGTTTGTTTTTCCAGAAAACGTTGATACTATTTGCATCGAACATCAGGCGTTCAAGGCCGAGGCTATTGACGTTGTAGGTCGTAAGGCTTTTAGGGCGCCGGCACACTTTGCCCCGCGAATTTTAGCTTTGCAAGGCTTTGCTCTTGCCGCCGAATTAGCTCCTGGGTCGCCAGACGATTTGCCGGCAGGCGTCAGCGGCGACCAGCAGGCTATTAAGGACTTTGGGGCCTTGGTTGAGGCCCAGGCCGACGAACTTCAAAACCTAAGATCGGACAACATTGTTTTGTTGAGCGAAAATGCGGCCTTGATTAAGGAAAGGGCCGAATTGCAAACTAATTTGGAGGATTTGCTACAAAAGGTGGAAGATTTGCAAGAGAGGCTAGAGCAATATGAAGATGCGGCCGCAACAGTAGCGGCAACGGCAAAGAAAAAATCCGCCTGAACTATGTCACTACTCGGTGGTGATCTAACAACACCAAATCGTGTGGCGACTTGGATGGCAAGTGCGCCTATGCTGCCAAGTTTGATAATTAACCAATTGATAACGTCGCAGTCGAATTTAATCTATAATAAACTCAACCGTCCAAGGCTTTACAGTCAAACATTTGTTCGGACCTTTGACGGCGTGGGCACATCACAGATTATGTTGCCCGATTATCCGGTTACAAGTGTTATTTCCGTTCAACAAGGGCAAGCCCTTATACCTGTAAGCACAATAGGCACAATAGGCGCTGCGGGAAGTCCAACAAATGCCGCATCAAGTCCGGGTTATGGCTATAGGTTTGTGCCGTGGAGCGGCAATTTGCCTGGCGATACAAGCATGTTGGAGTTGCAACACGGTTTCTTTTGGCCCGGGCCGCAAAACATTAAGGTAACTTACGTTGCAGGGTATTTGATAAGCAATGAGGCGCAGACGGTGCCTGAGACAGCGCCATTTACCCTTACCGTTAATCAGTTTCAGGGTATTTGGAGCCGAGATAACGGCGTTGTCTATGCGCAAACTGGCGTAGCACTAACGCCTGTTGCAGCAAATCCAACCGAGGGGCAATACGTAGTAGGGCCGGACTCAACGCCTGGGGTTTACACTTTTTCATCGGCAGATGCAGGGGCTTCCCTCTTAATTTCCTATTCCTTTATTCCTGCCGATCTTGAAGAAGCTGTGATACAGATGGTGGCTGAACGCTATGCCTACCGCTCTCGGGTTGGTGATATAAGCAAAAGTCTAGGCGGCCAGGAAACTATGCAGTTCTTCCGCGGTAATACTGGTAGGCCTTGGAGTAGAACCGCAAGTCTACCGCCAGAAGTTATGGACTTAATCAACCCGTATATTAACGTTTTGCCTCCTACTATAGGAGCACCCGTCTAATGTGGCTTGAAGTAGCTTTTGAAGGCGCCCTTCGGGTTGACAGTATAGGGCGCAAACTTCGCGTTCTTACTGAAAAGAATATGATAAAGTTGACGGATATATTGTATATGAAAGTTATGGAGAACGTTAGCGGAAAGATTTTGCAAAAACGGAGCGGTCAACTAGCAAGTTCGATCCACAAAAACGTTGAGGTTGATAATGATTTTTACATTGGCGAGGTTTATGTAAGCCCTACCACGCCTAAGGCTGAAGCTTTGGAAAAAGGCGGCAAAAGTGCATACTTTATCCGGGCGGTCAATAAACCGTGGTTAGAGTGGCAGAATGAAGAAACAGGAAATTGGGTTAGAAAGCGCCTAGTTAAACATCCCCCGAGTAAAGCCTTTGCTTATCTACGCATTGCGTTGGAGGAAACGGATGAATTGGTGCCGAAAGGCTTTCGCGAAACTGTTAAAGCTGTGCTTGATGGGGGCGACTACGGAGACTACGCGCTATGAGCGGCGTCACTCGCGCCCAGGTTATGACGGCTATTTTAGCAAAAATTACTTCGATGACTTTTTCCTCGCCGATAAATGGGGCGACAACTTGGCGAACGGTGAGCAATCGTCTACGTCTATACGGCGATGTATCAGCGGACCAGCAACCTTATGCGGCTTTAGTGACCCATACAGAACAGGATGAGTATAGGGGATTGGGCCTTTATCGTCGCCGTCTTAATTTGGCCGTTTATTGCTATTCGCGAAGTGACAGCGGTCCTGGCGCCCCCGACTTGGACGTAATGATGGAAGCCTTTGAAGCAACGTTTAACGTTGCCGATGACTTTAGCCACAACACTAATACTTTGGGTGGCTTGGTATATTGGTGCCGAATTGAAGGTAGGACGTTCAAAGATCCTGGGGATTTGGATAATCAAACTATGTTAATTTTGCCCCTTCTGGTCGAAATGCCCTAAAACGCTAGGGTAGGTATATGTGCAAGGGTGACCCTTGCGCATCTATCTACCCTACCATGAGACACTTTTAGGAGAATAATTATGCAGTTACTATTCGGAATTGGCGCCCTGTGGGGCCAGCGAAACGACATTGCCGGGGTCGGCCCTGACCAATTTGCTATTTTGCAAAATAATTCAATTGACTTTTCCTTTGAGATCAAGGAACTTTATAGTCAGTTAGGGTATCCGGTAGATATTGCCCGAGGTAAGGGCAAAATTACCGGTAAGGCCCAAGTAGCACGGGTTTTTGCTGCGCTTTACGCCGACATTTTCTTCGGTTCTGCTGTTGTTACGGGCGAAGACAATGTTAGCGAAAACGAGTTGTATACGCTGGCATCAACAACTCTTGCCGTTGCCCACGCTTCTAGTTTTGTCGCCGACCTTGGAGTGTTTTACTCGGCCGCTGGTAATTTCAAGTTTACCTATACAACCGCGGCGCCTACGGCCGCAGGGCAATACACAACTGGGACAAATGGGTCTTACACTTTTTACACAGGAGATATAGGAGCCGCTATAGCTATTAGCTATGTTTACACCGATACAAATGGCAAAACCATAACCATTACCAACAACTTTATGGGCTATACGCCCACGTTTATCGGCACCTTTTATCAGCAACACTCAACGCAGGGTAGTAGCGGTCAGATGACACTTCGGTTAAATGAATGTGTTAGTTCCCATTTGACTATTCCTACCAGGATTGACGACTACGCTTTGCAGGATTTTGACTTTCAGGCATTTGCGGGAGGCAACAACATCATTGGCACCATTTCCACTTCGGAGTAAAACTATGTTTTCTGGCGTCAATTTGGTAATTGACGGTGAGACCTTTGTGGTCCCCGCTTTAAGTCTAGGCCAGCTTCGTTCGGGCATTTTAGCCAAGCTACAAGAGCATGATAAACTGCTGGAAGAAGGCAAGTTGTTTGAAAGTTATATTCTAAGGGGAGAAGTCATTGTTGCTGCACTAAGGCGCAATTATCCGACCCTTGATGAAGCCAAAATTATGGACGGGTTAGATTTGCGAAGCATAGGCCCCATTTGGCTTACTGTGCTCGGTAGTAGCGGTTTCTCGCCGGGGGAAAAGGTAGCGGCGGAGACAACAACGGTGTTACCTGGGACCTCCGCCCCATCTACCGTAGTTTAACCGCCGCCTACGGGTGGACGTATACCGAAATCGACAGCCACACCCTGCCGGAAGTTAATGAGCTATTTGAAGGTTGGGCAGAGCATACGCCTACCAACTTATTGTTGCGGACAATAGTTGAGGGCCTCGGTGGAGGCATAAAGGCCCAAGATAGTAAGCCTAATGAGGGGCTTATTAAAGCCGAGGCGCAATCTATGGAGGCAATGCGCCAGAGCGCTTTGGCCGAAATTCAAGTAAAGGCTGGACCTCGCCTACCTGTTATGCAGGGAAAAGATAAGGGTTTGCCCAAAACTCCGCCAGTATTTGACGAGAATGTTTTGCAAGAACGGAACAAAACCTTGGCTTCTCGCTTAAAGCTAAAAAGGGCGTAATGTTAAATGTCCGATAGCAATAACACACTTAATATTAAAATTGTTGCTAAAGATGACGCTTCAGAAAAAATTGCCGCACTACAAAAGAATATTAAGAAATTAAATGAAGAAATTGACTCTTTGGCTGCAAAAGGTATCGACGGCAGTAATAGATATGTTGCGGCTCTTAAAAAAGTATTAGACGCAGACAAAGAAAACCTTGCCGCGATAAAAGCCCAACAGAAGGGTTTAGAAGAAGCTAACAGCGCTGGGCAAAAATTTGCTACTACGGTAGAAGTTATTAGCCAACGCCTTAGGACGGCTTTTGAAGCTAGTTTAGGGCCAGAATTAAGCCGAGAAATAAATCGCGCGGATGAAAGCGCTAGAGTTCTAGCCAAAAGTCTATCGGCGGCGGCAGAAGCTGATAGCAGGTTCCGTGATGCGGAACTTCAAGCCGCAGAGGCGATTAAAGTTAAAACCGAAGCAATGGCGAAGCAAGGCGCTGCTGTTAAGGTTTTAAGCGGCGAACAGTTTTTCGGCCTGGTTAACCGCCGCATGGGTTTGGGGCAAACGTCGCTTTCGGCTCGGGAAAGCGCTGGGGCCATTGAACGAGAACTTGGCCCTATAGGACTCGGCGTAAGCACTATCGAAAGCGCCGGTTTTAATCGGATGGTGGCTGATCTTGCCGGGGTTAAGATGTCTCTACTAGACGCCAAGGCGTCAGGCGAGGCTTTTGCAAAAGCCGGGCTTACCGACACTGAAGTGCTATTGGGTCTTAGCACGGCTTCAATTGCCGCTGCAGAGGCGCAGGAAAAATTGGCGGCGGCTACACAAAAAGCCTTGGATAAAATGGGGCAACAGGCGTTGGCTGCCCGAGAAGCTCGTGAGTCTTTGGCCATACCCGCTGCACCAATTCCTATGAGCGAAGTCGGCCCCATGCCGGGCATTCCATCCTTTCTTAGCTCTCAAAAGAATGCAGCGGGAGAAGCGGGATTATTTGCCGAAGAAATTGCCGCAGGCGCTACGGTAGGGGCGGCAGGCTTAGGTTCGCTTAATAAAGAATTAGGCCATACTATTTCATTGATGGACTCGCTTGCCCGAGGCCACAAAGGTCAGGCTGTGTCTACCCTAGGCGCTGCAGCGAAAGACGCAGGGTTAGGCGTAAATTTTCTCTCCGTTACTGTAGCCGGCTTTATAGCCGTTATGGCTGTAACAAAGATTTTAGAAAAAGCGGAGGAATTGGGTAAATGGGCGCATGAAGCCGAAGCAGCCGCCAGCGCAACTGGTATGACTATTGAGGCTTATACGGGGCTTCAAGCCGTCTTGCGCAGTATGGGCCTATCGGGGGATGAGGCAGATACATCACTTCGCCGTTTGGCGCAAACCCTTAGCCAAGCGTTGGCCGATCCAACCTCTATGGCCGCTCAAGCCTTTCATAATCTCGGCATTAGTCAGCAGCAATTAGTAGCCAATGGACAAAATGTTGCGGGGGCACTAAACCTTGTAGCAAATGCGCAGGTTCGCACAGCCGATGGAGCCAATAAGACTGCCAATATGGTAGAATTGTTAGGCCGAGGGTTTGAGCGCCTTGTGCCGCTTTTGCAAAAAGGCGAAGCCGGGTTGAAAGAAGCCACCGACGAACAAAACAGGCTAGGTAATGTTATTAACGAAAAAACGGCAAGAGCACTTAAAGAGGAAGGGGATGCGGTAGAGAAACTTTCGGACACAATAAGGGGCGCAGGCATTCAATCTATGGTAGCTTGGCAGCCTGTTATTGTTGCGTTAACTAACACACTAGGCTCTTTGGGTAAGGCGGCGTATGGCGTATCATCAGCAATAGGCCGTATGGCTAGTGATGCGCTTTATGCTTCAAAGCTAGTAGCTCAGGCTGTTGATATTCATACGTATATGGCTAAACCGGATAATTCTGCCGCTTCGGTTGTTCGTGACCCAAAAGATCAAACTCCAGGACCAAAAGCGATAGTAGCGCCGCTAACGCCTAGAATTTCGCCGTTGGAGGCGATGCAGGGTGAGATGGCCGACGCCCGGTTAAAGGCCACCTCGGGCGCTAGCACGGTAGCGCAAGCAAGAGCAGCCGCCGAAAACGCTGAACTTTCCGTTATGGAAAGCACATTACAGAAACGGAGTCAACTTACGGATAAGGAAGCTGCGCAGCTAGAAAAGGATATTGCGAATAAAAAAGAACAAATGCGGTTGGCAAACTTGCCCAGTTCCGCTAGTTCGGCGGCTAATGATCAGGCAGAAAAGGCAGCGTTACAGGCGGGGCAAGGAGTTAAAGATCCGAGGCAACAAAGAATTGCGGAGAACGAAGCTTATATACAGTCGCTACAAAAAAGTGCTCAAGCTGCCGGATTAGAGGCGCGCGAAAGGGAGGCGATTGAGAAGGAAATTACAAGTAAAACGCTTGAGTTGCAGAATGAGAGAACCTCGGCGGAAGCGGCAGCCGCGCGTAAAGGAGCGGCCGAAGCTGCCAAGGCCGCTAAGCAGTCGTATGAGGATTTCGCGGCGAATGAGAAGCTTAAGATTAGCCAAGCCGACGGCAATATGGCACAAATTAAGGCTATTTATGATGAATGGTTGACGGCCGTTGAGACACGATATAAGCAACATGCCAACGTTATTGAGACCATTGAAAGGGAAAAGAACCAGGCAATTTTGAAAGCAAAATTAGAACAGATTAAGGAAGAAACCGGGAATAATGAACAGATAAATAAAGCCGAATTGACTATGAGACAAGCCAATGCAATTGGGCAAAAGCAAGGGCAAGATTTTACCGGAGATAAAGACCAAGATGTAAAACCTACGGTAGGTCAACTCAGTGCTGCCGCGCAGCAAGTAGAAGCCAATGCCCAAAAACTTTTAAGCGCACTAAATGAGGAAATGAATACGGCGGTAGCAGGTTCTTCCGAGCAAAAAGAGGCTGCGAAGGAAATAGTCCGGGTAGTTAATGAGTCCAAGCAACAAGAAATTGCTTTGTATAAGCAAGCGGCGGAGCAAACTTCGGAAGCTGTTAAGAAAATGATGGCGCCATTTAGT